CTAAACACTTCCCAACCAACGCACGGATTGGTTAACCGATTAAATAACGGTTGGAAAGTGACTACTACTTTAGGCGTACACTATAGAAATTTGTGACCCACGTAAAAATTCAAACCACATGCAAGACGTACAACATCTTACAAGGGTTCGATTAAAAACCGTGAGTTCTAAATGAACATAGTGTAAGATGCAAAGCATCTCGCCTAGGTATAGAATTAAAGCATTCTATGCCCCCCTTCGGCCACCGAAGAGTATCCTGCCTCATTAAAATGAGACTCGTACGCCATGGTTTAAAGTCATCATGAACTGACTGGGCGTGAAATATAGATCTGACCCTTAGATTTACATTTCACGCAGCGACTGGGTTAGGATAGGAATACATTATAGGTGCTCCGATAAACAGGCCAAGCTGAAAATCTTCCGCAACTGAAATGAACCGATCCAAACGGTAGTCTGCCCCGGGGGTCTCCCCGGGAACATCCACATGTATATCGTGAGCATGTGGTAGAAAAGCAGGATAACGATTAACTCGTCTAGCAGCCTCAAAGCGTTGCCCATACGTATAGTATGGGGTTTCAAACTCCAAGGCAGGCTGGACTTGTACACACGTAGCATGGCTTCCGCCAAGGCTTGGCTTTTCAGTATCCTGCATAGCCCTACGTCTATTGCCCGGCAACGTTTGGTTAATCTGATGAGTAGAAGACGTATTAGCAGATCCATTCAGGTTGTGCCGAGACACACCCATGGACAATGCCCGCGTAGAAATACCATATTGATTTAGAATATACTTGTGCCTTAATCCGCCACGACGACAGGCGAAAGCAGGTGTTAAGTAATTCATAAGTGTGGTAGTGCAGAAATTATATCCTGAAGATTCCAACGCGGAATCGGTTGCAAGGTCTTCTCCACCATTTTCCCAACCACGATAATAGGGAAAATCTTGAAGATTGAAACTAACCATACGCAATTGACCTTCATTTCCTTCCTCAGCTGGCCAATATGAATTGAAAAATTGATATCGGCGAAGCAATTCACGAAAGGAAACAATACGTTCTCCTTGATAAACCAAAAATTGATTATCCTCTTTTATAGACTCACCAGGAGCAAAAGAGGGAATCTCATCAGTGCATGTAGGAGAATTAGAATTGTCAACTGTGGTTGCAAGAGCATCTGGTGCGACTTCTGATTGCTGCTGAAATACAGACAACTGAGCCAGATTCTTGGTAGTAGGCACAGCCAAGGCGAAATCATCGCCGGCTGCAACCCACACCTGAATCTTAACATCAGCTTCAGTCAAAGACGGAGTCGCAAGTTCATTGACAACGTAAATTGCTATAGAACCATTATCCCCAGAACCACCTGCCACAACAGGATTGACATCATCAACGATGTCGGCACTGGGAATTCCGTCAATACCAGAATTTTTGGCCCAAGCTCTAATGTCCGCCCATTTCACTTCGTACTCAAAGTCTCGATTTTCGGAGATATCAATAACTGTAGAGTACGTTTGATTGAATGGTATTGCACCAGGTGGACTAGTAACAGGATTGTAAACAATCCTAAGACGCCCACGATGGTACTCGGAACATACAACATTGAACCGAAATTTGATTGATCCTTGCCACGCCTCAAAAGGTGTAGCCCCAAAAGCTAATGCCGTGCTGTGAATCTCCTTGACAGGAGGTGCATCAACAACATCGCCATATAACGGGGTGACCAACATTGAGGTAAGCATAGAATCAGTGGTAGCTGATTCTGGCCAATCAAATTGACGCCAATAAGACCAACGTTGACAAATTGAATTGATTGTCAACTCGTCTTCACCACCAAGGCCCATCAAACGAGTGTCAATGGATAACTCGTTCTTGGAATCTAAAGATAACTTAACCAATGGTTCCGGCGCATCAGAATTGGAAAGATTGCCAAGATAACGCGGAACGAAAGGTTTAGAATCGGCTAAAACTTGAGGGCGAGAGTAACCAAACAATTTGGCAATATCACCAATACGCGTTGAAACCATCGAAGTGGCTTTAGCATACGGCGACAAAACAGGAATCATGGACAAAGCATCTGCAGCCTTCGCAATGGCGGACGCAGGTTTGCTTACTAGCCCATTCTGAGTAAACTCAGAAACTGATGACTGATTATTTGCCTTCATCATTTGACGGTTACTCATGCCTCCCGCCTGTTCAGAATATAGCTTGGGAAAGCCAAATTCATCGAGATCAGCGGATGTTACCTTGCCCTGATTGGTATAAGTGGTGCTTTGAACAGCATTAGTGGTAGGAACAGAAAGAGTCAGATTCTCTGCCCAACAAAAGACAGAGATTGTAATTGGATCAGTTCCACCATTAGCATGTTGCAACACATCGAAATCATGAATGTCAATTTGTCCCATATCCGCATTCCAATCTGCTTTAGTAATATCCAAATAATTCTCCGGCCAAATAAAGGGCAGAAGCATTTCACCACCTTGAGAAGTGGTGGGATCAAGCAGTAAATGCGGCTTTTGCGAAGCTTGAATAAGATCCGCAGCAATGAACGTACGATTAACAGTAATCTCATCAAATTGAATGTAAGGATTATACGACATCAATGCGCGCCCATAATAAAAACTATTACCATTCACGAGAACCTTAACACGAAGATTACAACGCAAATTACGATAACGGTTAATTTTATCAACGACATCAACATTGCTGAAAAATTCTTCCCATGGATTGAAACGAGTAACTGACAATGCAGCACCGGGCGTCCATTGATATTCCTTGATCTTAATTGGTCTACTAAGGAAGTCTCCGAGCTGGGCATCGGAAAACCCCGCAAGCTTAGTAGTCTCATCAGGACTAGCCGTAATATCGTAAGACCAGGGAGTATCACCGTCCACAAAGTGGACATTTTGTTCCGACGATTGTCGGGAATTTTTGGAAACTTGAAAAGCGGCGCTCCCATCCGCTTGTTTTTGATTATAAATTGAAGTAAGTAATTTTATGAACTTAGGGTCGTCACTTTACTCAGAGTGACGCCCGCATGAATTTTGATTGGCTGACGAAACCTCCCGTAAATACAGGTATTCCCAACCGGGGGAATATCAATAAGATGTAAGCCTATATACACACAAATAAACACAAAAATAACACATATACGGTAACCATAACATCAAAATCATTTTAAACTTATACTACGAATGATTCCGGAGTAGACGAGTTTAAAGTCATCCAGGGACTGTAGGAAAGACCCCATGT